GATCGTGAACCTTCGGGGCGCTGATTCTCCGGCCTTTCGCGGCGTGTTGTGGCAGCGGCGGGGAGGGTACCTGGTGTTGCGCAATGTGGAATTGCTGAAGGCGCGCGTAGAGCCTACGGCCGTTGATCACGAGGTGGCTATTCCTGTGAACAACATTGAGTTTATCCAGGTGCTGGACTGATGGCCGTCGTACAGAGCTTGGGCGCGCTGATCGCTCAGGAGACGGCCTGGTCGCCGTCGTATTCCTATGGCAGCCTGGGTATGTACGACAGTTACCATTACGACTACGCGACGCTCTACAAGACCCAGCCGAACATCCGCACTTGCGTGGATTTCCTATCCCGCAACATCGCCCAACTGGGCCTGCACGTCTTCCAGCGCAAGGGCGAGACCGACCGCGTGCGCCTGCGCGATCACCCGCTGGCCAAACTCATTGAGCAGCCGCTGCCGCCGGAAATGAAGGTCACTCGCTATCACCTGATCGAATCCTTGATGGCCGACCTGGGCATCTACTTCAACGCCTACTGGCTCAAGGTGGGCAGCCCACCCCAAGCCCTGCTGCGCGTGCCCCCCCCGTGGGTGACAGTCTACGGCTCGGTGGTTCCGATGCGCTACGAGGTCTCTATGCCGGACAAGCCGCGCACCTTTCAGCCTACCGAGATCGTCCACTTCCGCGGCTACAACCCGCTGGATCCGGTGTCCGGCCTCAGTCCGCTGGAGACCCTGCGCCGGGTGCTGGCCGAGGAGCACGCCGCCGGGGACTATCGGGAGCACTTCTGGGCCAACAGCGCGCGGATGAACGGCGTCATTCAGCGCCCGGCGGAAGCGCCGCAATGGTCGACTGACGCGCGCGCGCGATTCAAGGCCGAGTTCGAGGCGCTCTATTCCGGGGGAGAGAACAGCGGCAAGACGGCCATTCTGGAAGAGGGCATGTCCTGGAAGGAATCCAGCTTCAACGCTCAGGAGTCCGAGTATCTGGCCGGGCGCAAGCTGACCCGCGAGGAGTGCGCGCGGGCCTATCACATTCCGCTGCCGATGGTGGGCATCCTGGACAATGCGACGTTCTCGAATATCCGCGAGCAGCACAAGAACCTCTACCAGGACAGCCTCGGCCCCTGGCTCTCGATGATCGAGGGCGACATCGAGTTGCAACTGCTGCCCGACCTGAGCGCCGCGCCGGGGATCTATGTCGAGTTCAACATTGCCGAGAAGCTGCAAGGGTCCTTCGAGGAACAAGTGCAGTCGTTGCAGTCTTCCGTGGGCGCGCCGTGGCTGACCCGCGACGAAGCGCGCGCGCGCATGAACCTGCCCTCGATGGGCGGCGATGCTGCCAAACTGGTCGTGCCCCTCAACGTGCTGATCGGCGGCCAGGCCAGCCCGCGCGATAGCGCCCCGCCTCCGAAGGCGCTGGGTGCGGGAACGAAGGCGCGTCGGGAAGGGCAGATAGACCCCTCGCAACCCGGCCTGCGTGAGAGACACGAGATCAAGTGGACACAGGTGATGGCCCATCATTTCAAGCGCCAGCAGGACACCATCATTGGCAAGGTTCCAGAGAAGGCTCGCAAGGCCGACATCGGCGACCTGTGGGACGAAGAGCGTTGGGACGACGAGCTGCACGATGACATCTACCGCCTCAACGTGGCAACGGCGACGGTGTGGGCCAAACACCTGACCGAGCAGCTGGACATCGATCTGGACGCGGATCGGATGCTGCCCTGGCTGGAAGAGAACGCCCGCATCGCCGCTGAGGAGATCAACGCCACGACCCGCGATGGGCTGATCACGGCCTTGAAGGATGATGCGCCCCGGGCGGCGGCGCTGGCCCTGTTCGCCCTGGCCATAGACGTGCGCGCGCCGGAGATCGCGGCCTCAAAAGTGACCACGGCGAGCACGTTCGGAAGTTTCGAGGGCGCGAAACAGGCCAACTTGAAAACGAAAACATGGCAGACGAACTCGGCCAACCCGCGCGAGGCGCACGCCGCATTGGATGGCGAGACCGTGGCCCTGGACGAACGGTTCAGCAACGGCCAACTCTGGCCCGGCGATCCTGCAGGCGGGGCGGAGAACAACGCGAACTGCAAGTGTTCGGTAACATTCGGGAGGGAATAATGGACAGAAAGTTCTTCCGTGGGCGAACGGATTTCAAACAGGGCGGGCAACCCGGCGAGTTCAAAGCCATCTTTGCCACACTGAATATCAAAGACGCCGACGGCGATGTGACCCTGCCCGGGGCATTCGAGGAAAACCAGCCGGTGCGCATCTCTGCCTGGGGACACAAGTGGGATGAACTGCCCGTGGGCCGGGGGACGATCCACTCAGACGGCAAGGAAGCCTGGGTAGAGGGACAATTCCTGCTGGAGACCGAGACTGGCAAGGAGCACTACAACACGGTCAAGGGCATGGGCGACCTTCAGGAATGGTCGTATGGCTTCCAGGTCAATGATTCTATCCCCGGCCAATTCGACGGCGCGACAGTGCGTTTCCTGCGCAAGATGAAGGTGATCGAGGTGGCGCCGGTGATGCAGGGGGCAGGCGTGGATACCCGCACCGTGGACATCAAAGCCGACAAGGCCACGATGCGCACCGAGGCTGACGGCGATCACCCCGCGAGCCACTACCTGGTGGTGGAAGACCCCGAGACCGTCACCACCTGGCACTTGCGCGTGCGCGCCATGAACGGCGACCCCGACCATCGGCTGATGGGCGCTGCTTGGGCGGCTTTGCATGGCGGCTTTCGTGGCAATCGCTACGAGGGGCCGGGCAAGACGGAGGCCATCGCCAAACTCACCCGGATGTACGATGCTGAGGGGATGGACGCGCCGAAGGCCGACTGGAACGGCGAGACCAAGGCCGGCCGCGTGCTGGCGCGACGCAACGCCGAGCGGATCCTTGCGGCGTACAACACGCTCACTGAGGTTTTGAAAGACGCTGGACTGCTGGAGACAGCAGCGAGCGATAGCGCCGATGATGGCGACGACGGGGCCACGGACAAGACCCGAAAGGGTACGGACAAGGAGCCTCGATCAAGCACCCTCGCGGCGCGTGTGGCACTCGATCTTATGGAAAACGAATAGGAGCACGATGAATCTCAAAGAACAGTTGATGGTCGCGCTGAAAGCGGCGCGAGACATCTGTGACAAGGTGGATCAGGAGAAGCGCGACTTCAACGCCGAAGAGCGCCAGAAGGTGACCGGCTATCTCACCGAGGCCGGCGAACTGAAAAAGCAGATCAAGGCCAAAGAGGGCGACGAGGATCTCAAGAAGCAGATCCTGGATCTGGGCGCGGGCATCAGCCTGAACGATGCGCCTCATGCGAAGCAGGATCCCGTCCGCCCCGGCAAGGGCAAGACCATCGGCGAGCGCTTCGTTGAATCTGCCGAGTACCAGGCGTGGTACAAACATGTCGCCCCATCGGGTCAGATCCCCGACGGCGTGAAGGGCCTGGTCTCCCCACCGGTGGAGTTCAAGGACCTGATCACCGGGCTGGATGACACCTCGGCTGGCGCGTTCGTGAATCCTGACTACACCGGGATCTATGAGCCGCTGGGCCGCCGGCCCTTGACGGTGATGGATCTGGTCAACCGCCTCACTACCACCAGTGATATGGTGGAGTTCGTGCGCCAGACCAAGAAGATCACTGAGGCCGCGGCGGTTCCCGAGGCGAACATCAAGGTTTACACGGGCGCGACGGGCGAGATCGAGGGGAAAAAGCCGCAGGGCGCGATCTACTTCGAGAAGGTCTTCGAGGTGGTGAAGACCATCGCCGTGTGGGTCGCGGCCACGAAGCGGGCGCTATCCGACGCCGCGCAGATTCGTGGGATCATCGACAACGAGCTGCGCGATGATCTGGCCGAGAAGCTGGAAGACAACGTGCTCGTCGGCGACGGTGTTGGGGAAAACTTCCTGGGCATCGCCAACTACCCTGGCGTGATGGGCCAGGGATTCCTGGGCACCACAGCGCTGGCAACCTGTCGGCGGGCTGTGACCAACATTCAGGTGTTCGGCTTTTCGAGGCCGACCGCCTGGGTCTTCAACCCCACCGACTGGGAGGCCATCGAGACCGCACAGGATCTGGTGAATCAGTACTACGGCGGCGGCCCGTTTGGCAGCGCCCCGAAAATGCTTTGGGGCTATCCAGTGGCGGAGTGCGCGGGCTGGCCCGCAGGCCGGGCGATCCTGGCTGACTGGCGGAAGGTGAAAGTCTGGGATCGCCAGCGTGCGACCATCTCGGTCACCGACAGCCACGAGGATTTCTTCGTGCGCAACATCATCGCCATCCTGGCTGAGTTGCGTGCGGCCTTCGGGATCATCCGTCCGCAGGCCGTGTGGCTGGTGGATCTGCTCTAGGCGAAAGGAGCTTTGTTGTGGGGCCCCGAGTTCACGTGATCTGCCAGAACATCATGGACGACCGTGTCCTTCCTCGGATGGCGCGGTATCTCCGCGATGGTTTGGGCTGGTCCGTGAGCTCGGGGCCTGACGGCAAATGCGACGCCGTGTACCTGCTGGCCTATTTCGAGGGCGACCGGCTGCACAAGCTGAAGGCATGGCCCAAGCAACCGGTAGCAGCCTACTTCACGCACCGTGAGGAGGACGGCGGGGACAAGGCGCGCTGTTTCGATGAGATGGCAGGGAAGGTGAATCTGCGCATTGCCACCTGCCAACTCTATGCCGGGGCGCTGGCTGCGCATGGACTGACGGCGCAATGCGCGCCGCCACTGGATACGAAGATGTTCACGATCTTGCCCCGGCGCAATGGCGGCCGGCCGGTGGTCGGCTTCAGTGGCTACACCTACGCCAACCACCGCAAGGGCGAGGACCTGGTGCGCGGGCTGCTGAAGGCCCCCATCGCTGGGCGAGTCAGCTGGCAAGCCTGCGGGCGCGGGTGGCCTGTGCCGACGCAGAGATTCCCATGGGCGGCGATGCCCC